TAAAGCCCGTGCTTGACGATGCCATTGAGGCAGCAGGCGGCACAGGCTACCGTGAATACCTCAAGCAGCACGGCCAAATGTCCCAGAAGGTTGCCGAGAAGCAGTTGACCGGCGAGGCGCTGCGTCTGTTTAAAACCGACAAGAACGCCTTTGTGCGACTGGTGCAGAACGAGTCGCCCGAGGGTGTTGAGAAGATTCTTGGCCCCAATAAATACAACATTGCCCTTGAGTTGGCTGAAGGTACGCTGGCCCCATTGGAGGCTGAAGCCGCCAAGGTCATTCGCAACGCCAACATCAAGTCGCAAGTTGAGAATGGTCAGACGGCGCTCAAGGAACTGCTGATTCAGAACATGAGCAAGTTCCGCTTGCCGTCATACCTGAGTGCTGTGGCTGCGACAACGAACAAGGCGCTGAACATCTTGGAGAACAAGATCGGTGCCAAAACAATGTCAACCTTGACCGAGGCGCTAAAGACACCCGAGGGTGCTGCTCAGTTGCTGGAGTCACTGCCTGCTGCCGAGCGCAATCGCGTGTTGCAGATCATGGCCGACCCTGCGAAGTGGGGCGCACCCACTCGTGCAGCCGTGACTGGCACAACCGCAATGGGTGTCAACATGCTGGCACCTGATCGTAATGTTGAGAACGCTTTTGTGAGGTGAGAATGAGTGAGCAAATTGACGCAACGGAGGCCCGTTTGACCACTCATGAGGCTGTCTGCGCACAGCGATACGAAAAGATCAACGACTCACTGCACACCGGTGAGAAGCGCATGACCAAGATCGAGTACCTGCTTTATGCGGTAATCGCTGCCGTGCTGCTTGGCCCCGGTGTCGCGGCTGAGTTTGTCAAAAAGTTGCTTGGTATCTGACCATGCGAGAGTTTGCCGAGGCTCTTGTCGCGGCAGTCTTGATTGCTGGTATTGTTGTGTGGACAGTGAAAATTCTAGTTGAGGTGTTGCGATGATTGCGGAACTTGCAGCAGCAAACGCTGCCTATGCGGTCATCAAAGCTGCACTGGCGAACGGTAAAGAGTTGTCGGCCCTTGGGTCCAAGGTGTTTGACTACTTCGACAACAAGGCCAAGATTCAAGAGAAAGCCACACAGAAGGGTGGCGGCAGCGACCTTGAGGAGTTCATGGCGCTGGAGCAGCTTAAGCAGCAAGAGGAGCATTTGCGCGAGTCGATGGTCTACGCTGGCAGGGCTGGCATGTGGGAAGACTGGCAGAAGTTTCAAGCCGCTGCTGCTCGTCGCAGACGTGAGCAAAAGGAAGCCGCTGCCCGCGCCATCATTAACCGCAAGAAAAGAGCCGAGCAGCTTGTCGAGTATTTTGCTGTCGGCGTTGCCACCGTGATCCTCGCTGCCTTAATTGGCTATGGCATCGTCCTTTACGTGAAACACCTGCGATGAGCGACGAAAAACTTAACACCAGCTCTACACTCGACAAGGTGCTCGGGTATGTGGACTCGCCCTTCAAACTGTTTGCCATCCTCATCATGGGTATCGTGGCGTTCTCGGGTTACTTCCTGTGGCAGAACCAAGAGTTCATGCGTGACGCTTACAAAGAGTCCAAGAAGCTGCCTGAGATCAACACAGCCCGTGCTGACGAGGCCAGTTCCATGCTGTTCAAAAAGACCGGGGCCACAGTGGTTGCCGTGTTCAAGGTCAACCCGCTGTTTAACTCACGGGTGCTGTACAAGGCGTACACCAAGGACGGTCGGGACAAGAGCATCGAGGACATTGATGTCGGGTTGTTCAGTCAGAACTCGGGCAACAATAACGATGTGATTGCCTTGATGACCAATCAAATCCCGTGCAGCGAGTACCGCTACGCTCAGTCAGAGGTCGGCCTGTGGTACATCGAGAAGGGTGTGGGGTTCACTTGCCGGGTCAGCGTACCACCGGACAGCCACCGCTTCGTCGGGCAGATCACCGTGGGCTGGGCCGAGCCGCCGCAAGACCTTGCGCAGATAAAATTCATGATGGAGATTGCCTCTGCCATGCTTACCAAAAGGGGAAATTGATGAACCTGAGTGACTTGAACCCATTGGCTGCTATTGGCGGCAAACTGATTGACCGATTCTTGCCTGACCCTGTGGCTGCTGAGAAGGCCAAAGCTGAGTTGGCTCAGATGAAAGAAAACGGCGAGTTGGCCCGGATGGCAAACGAAACCGATTTGTACAAGACCGAGCAAAACAACCTCACAGACCGCCTCAAAGCAGATATGGGGTCTGACTCTTGGCTGTCCAAGAACATTCGCCCCATGACCCTCCTGTTGATTCTGGGAGGCTATTTCACTTTTGCCATGATGTCTGCATTCGATTACGACACCAACAAAAGCTACGTTGAGTTGCTTGGGCAGTGGGGGATGCTGGTGATGTCCTTCTACTTTGGTGGGCGCACTCTTGAGAAAATCATGGACATGAAATCCAACAAGCAAGAGAAAGAGCAAAAATGAACTTGCCAAGAGGCAGTTTCAGAGATGATGGCTACCGCCTAAACGGGTACACCAGTTCTGGAAAAGAGCACTGGATACACCCAGACACTTTTGCGACCATAAACAAAAAACATCAAGTTCTTCGCTGGAAAAACAAAGTTCAAGTGATTGATGCTTATGGTGGCGGGTGTGCTCATTGCGGCGAAAAAGACCCGGTTGTTTTAAACATCGACCACATTAACGATGATGGAAGCAAAGATTTGACCCCGGCTGGGAACAGGCTAAATGGCAACAGTCTTTACGGCTGGATCATTAAGCATGAATTCCCAAAAGACCGTTATCAGGTGCTTTGTGCCAACTGCAATCAAAGAAAAGAATGGCACCGCCGTGGTGCTTATTTTGAAAGGACTGAACCATGCAAATAACCCCTCACTTCACCCTCGACGAGTTGACCGCATCCGAGTCAGCCGAGCGCAACGGCTGGGACAACACACCCAACGATCAGGAACTTGAGAACCTCAAGCGACTGGCCGACATGCTTGAGCAAGTCAAAGTTGTGCTGGGCGGCAAGCCCATCATGATCAACAGCGCCTTCCGGTCTAAGAAGGTCAACGACTCTGTGGGTAGCCGAGACACCAGCCAGCACCGCATCGGATGCGCTGCTGACATTCGTGTGCCCGGTATGACCCCGGACGAAGTGGTGCGCAAGGTCATTGCCAGCGGCATCAACTTTGACCAGATCATCCGTGAGTTTGATCGCTGGACACACATCAGCGTGTCCAACAGCCCAGACACAACGCCTCGCAAACAGGCGCTGATCATTGATAAGGCCGGGACTCGTCAGTTCGCTTGACCTTTACCGCCCGTTTAGGGTCAGGGCGAGGGCAGTTCGCAGGTGGAACCACAACGCACCACACGGCACTGGGCATTCCCTTCACACCGTAGTGCGTCCACCTGTCAATGTAAGTGTCCGGCATATCCGTCAAACGCTTGCGAATGCTGGGCGGCTTCATGTCGAGATGGTCTGCTATTGCGTGTACGGTCATGCCGTCAAGATTGTTTCTCAGCACTGCACGAATTAACTGACTTGCGTAGGTTCTCATAGCTCGTGCCTGTTAAGTGTGGGCTTGGACAATGGGTCTGCCCGGGTGTAAACGCTGAACTGCTTGTACAGCACAACATTTTCCTCTGGAGTCAAGTGGGCGTAGGTCTGAGCGGCTTTGGGTCTGAACGCTATGTCCGTGGCAAAGATGCTAGGCCGCTTGATGTTCTTCCAGTGAAACGGCGAGTTGGGGTGACATTTGCATTTCATTTTTTGCTCCTTGGTATGACCACTTGCGGTGGCTCGTTGATAAGCCAAATCGTGTAGCTTTTGGTCTTGTAGTCCTTCTTCTGGCGCATGGACACCTTCTTGCGCAGACCGTGGTTGTCGAGGTAGCGTTGCAGCGCCTTCCTCATGCCGCCAAACTCGTGCTCTGGCACCTTCAGGGCTTGCTTAAAGTCCACCAGCTTGTCGAACTTGTCATCGTGCAGCGTTGTACCCTTGGTGCCCCGTGCAGGTAAGTCGGGGATGGGCACAATCTCGATCACGTCTTGACCCGTGAAAATGTTCGTCACTGGTGCGAATCGTGTGGCTGTCATGACAGCTCCTTCGCACGCTTCTCGGCCACCAGTGCGCGGATCGCGTTCATAGTGCGATGGCGCTCATCATCAGTCAGGTATCCGCCTGTGTTCGAAAACAACTGATTGCGCATGTCACGAACAAACGAGTCGTAGACATCCACTCCATAGCGCACTCTGATTGCCCTGTAACCAATGTAGGCCGCACCTAAAATCGCCGCAGCAATGCATATGTTTGTAACAGCAGCACTTCCGAACTGAAGCCACAGATACAGCATGGCCAAGCTGCCCGCCTCATGACCTACACCTTGAATTGTCTCCAGTATCAATTTGAGTTTTTCAATATCCATTTTGTTGCTCCTTCAATGATTGTGTTGCGGTCATGATTGCTCCTCAGTGGCCTTGTGCAGATAGGCCGTCAAACGCTTGATCTGAGCCTCGCGGTACTTGCACATGGACTCAGCGTATTCACGGGCTGTCTGGGCCTCCAGCAGCTTGCGCTTGCTGTCTTCCAACTCGCGCAGTGCCAGCACCTCGGCAGTCGGTGTCGTGTATGCGTTCTTTACCCAGTTTAAAAGTTCACGGATCATTACAGTTACTCCAGTTGTTGATGTGACACAAGTGTATCACACATTTTTAGATATGCGATATTGTTTTACAGCGTTACGCAATCCGGCCTGCGTTGTGGCCTTTTCGTCAAGGGCCAGTGCCTGCGCTTGATCCAGTGTGTCTTGCATCAAGATGCGGTGGCACATGACCGGGGCACCCTGACCTTGGCGGCGCACTCGGGCGTTGAACTGTTCGTACAGGTCCAGCGACCAGTTAAGGCCATACCACACGAGGATGTGGCCGTTCTTTTGCAAGCCGTCAATACCGTGACCCATCGACGCAGGGTGGCCGATCATCAACGAACAGTCGCCAGTCTTCCAGCGGTGCATGGCGTTGGTCAGTGACGCTTCGCTCTTGCACTCGGTCAGGTTGATAGGGCGCAGCGCCTTGAACTTGTCCATGATGCGGGCAGCGTCTGAGCGGTAGGCGTAGGCGCACAGCACTGGTGAGCCTTGGGCCTCGTCAATGATGTCCTCCAGCGCGTCCAGCTTCATGTCATGCACCGGCTCCCACAGCGGCATCCCGGCGATGGGGTACATCGCGCCGTTGGAGAACTGCAAACACTTGTTGGTAAGGGCGGCTTGGTTGAACGCCTCGATTTCCTTGCCGCTGTCGAGCACCATGAAGAACTCTTTCTCCAGCCTGTCGTACTTGGCTCTCAACTCGTCGGGCATTTCAATCTCGATGTTGTTGATGATCAGGTCAGGCAGCGGGTTATAGTCCTCGGCGCTCATCTCAAGCGTGATGTCCCCGATCAACTTCTTGATCGTGTCCTCGGTGTCCTCATACGGCACTTCCTTGTACGGCCCGACCTTCTTGTAGAACCGGGTCTTGAACTGCGTCTTGCTGGTGCCCAGACGTTCACCCTTGTCCACCACGAGGAACTGACCGTGCAGGTCTTTGTACCCGTTGCTGGCAGGAGTGCCGGTCAGACCCGTGGTCCAGTCGAACTTGTCAGCGATCTTGCGAAACGCCTTGACACGGTTCGTGGCGCTGTTCTTCATCTTGCTGATTTCGTCCCAAATAATCCCGTTGAAGGGCATGGGCTTGTCCTTCTTGACAAAGTAGGTCTGCAAGGTTTCGGCCAGCCAGCCAAGGTTTTCATAGTTGATCATGTACACGTCAGCGGGGCGCAGCAGGGCGCGGGTGCGCTGGTCCTTTGTGCCCGTGACCATGCTGAACTTGAGGTGCTTGGTGTGCTCCCACTTCGCAGCCTCTTGACGCCACACCAGCCGGATGACCCGGATAGGAGCCACGATGATGACACCGCGCAGAAAGCTGGTGCGGATCAGGTGGGCCAGCGTGGTCAGTGTGATCACGGTCTTGCCCAGTCCCATGTCCAGCCACAGCATCGAGTTGGGATGCGTGGACTGGAAGTTGACAGCCTTTTGCTGGTAGCCGTGGAGAAGGTCAGGTGTCAGCATCCCATCACCATCACGTCAACCATCAACTTACCCTCGGCCACGTTGT